CGATGTCTCTCGCGGAACAGGAAATGACTACTCAGCATTCACCGTAGTGGACATAACTACAGCACCTTATAAGTTGGTGGCTACCTTCAGGAACAATACCATGTCACCCATGGTCTTTCCAAATGCCATCCATGTTGCAGCCAAGCAGTACAACAACTGCCATGTGCTTGTGGAGATCAACGACATGGGTGGTCAAGTGGCAGACATCCTCCATGGCGAGATGGAATATGAGAATCTATTGTCCTCGACCATGCGTGGCCGAAAGGGTCAGGTTCTCGACGGTGGCTTTGGATCGGGTACAAGTCAGTTTGGAGTCAGGACAACTGAGGTGGTAAAGCGCACGGGGTGTTCCATCCTCAAGTCTCTGATTGAATCTGATAGGCTACAGATACAGGATTTCGATGTCATCAAGGAACTATTTGCCTTCATCTCCAAGAAGAACTCTTTTGAGGCAGAGGTTGGTTACAATGACGATCTTGTGATGACCTTGGTTCTATTTGGGTGGCTATCCACCCAACCATACTTCAAGGATCTTTCCTCCATGGATATCAGGAAAGACATATATCAGGACACGATCACGAAACTTGAGGAGGAGATGACGCCTTTTGGCTTCATCGATGATGGAGTTGACGATTCTACCCCTGAGCGAAGCGAAGATGGTTCTGTGTGGTTCAAGGACAGAGATTCTCGAATGAATTCTTGGTACTGATTCAAATACCAAAAATCCTACATACATTGTAGAATCATCGGGAGAACCAAATGAGCAGAATACCTGTACAACTTAGCCCTGGTGTGAATTATTCGGAAATTGATCTTACGACGATTGTTCCAAATGTGGCAACTGCCACTGGTGCCATCGCGGGAGTCTTTCAATGGGGTCCAGCAGAAAAAATAGTAACCGTAACTTCAGAAGACGATCTAGTCCGTATCTTTGGAAAGCCCTTAAGGGATGAAAACGGAATAGATTTTCACTGTGCAGCAAACTTCCTTCAGTATGGTCGTGACCTTCGGATTGTTCGTGCTGTTGGATCTGATGAAACAAATGCAAACTCCTCTGGCTTTACGGGCTTGCAGTATGTAAATGAGGATGTTCTTGGTGGTGAGGCCGCATCTGGTCTAACTGCTTCCTTCTATGCTCGTTATCCTGGTGTTTTGGGAAATTCACTCAAAGTCGTGGTTCTAGACGGCAATGGTGAGGCTTCTGTTGTGGTTGGAGCAACAGCAACAATCGGAACAAATACCATCAGATTCTCAACAGTTCTTGGCGGAACTCTTGAAGAAAATGACAAGTTGATCTATCAGACAAATCAGTTCTCTCAGACATTCCTTGTCGATTCGGCAGCGGGAAACACGGTCACAACAAAGACATATGTTGCAAGCGTCATCGGTCTAAGTGCGGATGTCAAGTTCCGCAGTAAGTATGCCGATCTATTCCAACTCACAGCCGAAACAAGCACACAAGCCTCCGCAAAGGGTGGCTCTAATGACGAACTCAATGTCGTAGTCATTGACGAAGATGGTCTATTCACGGGAACCAAGGGTACGATTCTTGAGACATTCCAAAATGTCTCCAAGGCATATGATGCTCGGGACAATGACGGCGCACCAAACTATGTTTCGTCGGTGATCAACTCACAGTCGAACTACATTTGGGCTGGTAATCTTGAGACACTTTGGGGAGCATCTGTTCCACAAGATCTTACAACCACATTCTCTGATATCAGCGGTGGATATGCTGCTGCCAAGGTTTCTCGCTATAGCCTTAGCGGAGGCACTGGTGCTGCTTCATCGACAGCAAATATCTACACTAAGGGATACAGCAAGTTCATCGACCGAGACAATGTTGATATTTCTCTTCTTATCTCTGGTCGATCTGATGCAACCACAGTAAAGTTGCTATCTGATCTTGTAAATGAACGCAAGGATTGCGTGTTGTTTGTGTCTCCACTTCTTACAGATGTTCTAAACAAGACACAATCAGTCGCAACAAATAACATTCTTACCACAAGAAACACAACATACGGAATCAATTCCTCCTATGTCGTGATGGATAGCGGTTGGAAATATATCTACGACAAGTACAATGACATGTTCCGCTATGTTCCGCTCAATGCTGACATTGCTGGTATTTGCGCCCGTGCAGAGTTTGCAACACAATCTTGGTTTTCTCCAGCGGGTCTAAACAGAGGAACAGTCAAGAATGTCATCAAGTTGGCATTCAATCCAGACCAAGCAGCAAGAGATCTTCTCTATGTCGCAAATGTAAATCCAGTTGCTACATTCAGCGGAGAGGGAACCATCCTCTTTGGCGACAAGACCATGTTGAAGAAGCCAAGTGCATTTGACCGCATCAATGTCAGGCGGCTTTTCATCACCCTTGAAAAAGCAATCTCCACAGCCGCTAAATACTCATTGTTCGAATTCAATGATGAGTTTACTCGCTCACAGTTCAGGAACCTTACCATTCCATATCTCCGTAATGTTCAGGCACAAAGAGGTATCACCGACTTCAGAGTGATTTGTGATGAAACCAATAACACTGGAGAAGTCATCGACCGCAATCAGTTCGTGGCAGACATTTACATTAAGCCAGCGCGGTCTATCAACTTCATTCAGTTGAACTTCATTGCAACAAGAACAGATAGCACCTTTACTGAGATCATCTAACAGGAGAGAAAATGGCTAGTCCAATCCCAACACAACTAAGCCCAGGCGTTAAAGTTTCGGAGATCGATCTTTCTCAGTTCATTCAGCCAGAGTCTCTCAACAGTGCTGGTATGGTGGGAACATTCAATTGGGGTCCATGTTTGATTGCAAATCGAGTCACATCGGAAAGCAATCTTGCTGCCCTTTATGGAAAGCCAACCCTTGATCCTTCTGATGTTGACAGTGAGGCAGATTTACAAGTATTGCAAACTGTACTCATGGTAGCATCAAGAATGAGGCAGAGTTTGCACTATTGGGAGGATTTTCTGGACAAGATGGCATCGAATCCATTGCACACTTCCGCGGTAGATATCCAGGAAACTTTGGAGACTCACTTAAGGTCATTGTTTGGGATGGTGCTACAAGTGAAAATGGTATAATAAACACAACAACCACGGCATACACAGATTATACATTGTTTGGCGGATACGCACTAGCAACAATGGCTGGTATAAGCACGGGTACTATCGGATATACATTTGAGGTAAAAAGAAATCCTTTTACTATTGGGCTTGATATGCCTGATGTTGATGGTCTTGTTTCTTTGGGATTTACAAGTGGATCGCATCAATACACTCTTGTCACGGTTGTCCCGCCAACGAGTCAAACTACAGCACAGTTTATAGATTCTCTATCAAACGCAGAAGGAATCAAGTTCTTCTATGCAACAGGAACAACTTCAAGCAATCTTTCTTTGACTAGTTCTGGTAGCATTCCCGATGGAAATAATGGAAATTATTATGTTCTTGAGGATGCAACAGCAACCATAGGCAAAGCGTTCAATCCATTCAATACATTCAACCCATCAACGAATCCTTCGAAAAATATATTCGCAAAAGTAAATTCTGTAAATAGTGCGGCTGTTGATCTGTTATTCTTGAATGCAGATTCAACAAATATGAACTCTGGATTTGCAAATCCATCAGCAACCGCAAAAGCACCAAATCCAGCCGCGTTCAAGAACTTCCAAACATCTGGTATTCCATCAAACTTTGGTTCTTTGATCTATACAGGAACAGATAGCACAAATCTATTTGTTACCTACAGATCCACATGGTCAACTATAGCCTCCAAGATATTCAACACAGTATCGGGGACTCCATCTACTTCTATAAAGGGTTGGAATCTTCTTGTTGGGTTGACTGGTGGAATCACATTTGTTCAGACAGTCAGTGGAACTCAACAAGCAATAGGTCTTACCTTTGATACTGTTGGTGGTCTTACTGGTATCCAAAGAGACTTTGCATTCGGTATGAAGCAGTTTGGAAAGACATCAGTTGTAAACTCACAGACAACATCAACTGTTGCAGATTTTACATCATCAACCGCGATCTTTGATAAGATACCAAATACATCAGAATTCGCTCTTAGTGTTGGTGGTTCAAATGATGAAGTAAGTTTTGCAGTTATTGATACGGGTGGAAAGTTTGGTCCAAAGAATGGACTTCTTGAAAGATTCCAACTTCTATCAAAGGCAAAGGATGCAAAGAATCTTGATGGTGAGTCAATCTACTATAAAGACTACATCAATAATAACTCTAAATTTGTTTACTGTACCAAGCCGTTTGGTTTGAGTGGTGGTGGCAATGCATCATCGGATGCAACCACCGCATTCGGTGAAATCTTCTATTCTTATGTTGATGTACCTGGTGGCACAACCTACACAAGGAAGGGATTCTATGAATCCCAACTTTATTTTGGTGAATCAAGCGCATCAACTCCAACAATCGCTGAGTATAGCAATGCATATTCAATCTTTGCTGATGATGATTCGGCAGTTGATATTATCTTTGTACCAGAATCATCAGTTGCAACTGATACATCAAGCGCAGCAACAACAGTAGAATCTATCGTCTATGATACGGTGATTGAACCACGCAAGGATACCATCCTTGTCATTCCAACACCAAAGCCAGCAAGCACAACTCAACATTCTGCACAAGCAACAGCAAATGCCATTGGATTCAGGAAGACCAATCTAACAGTTCCTTCCAACTCGTACACAATGCTTGTTGCTGGTAGAAAGATCTACTTTGATACATTCAATAATCAGTTGCGTAGAATGTCTCTATCATCAGATCTTGCTGGAATACTCTCCGCACAAGAGATTCCTTGGGAATCGCCAGCGGGATTTGCAAGAGGAATCATCCGCAATGCCATCAAGTTGGAGACAAACTTCTCCAAGCCTGATCGCGACGAACTTTATAAGAACGGAATTAACTTCTTCGTTCAGTTCAATGATGGATCTGGTACAGCATTGTTCGGTGACAAGACTCTTCTAACCAAACCAAGTGCCTTTGATCGCATCAATGTCCGCAGAGTGTTCATCTCTCTTGAGAAGGCCATTTCTAAGGCGGCTAAGTTCTCATTGTTCGAATTCAATGACGAGTTCACCCGTTCTCAGTTCCGCAATCTAGTAATCCCATTCCTCTCAAGTGTACAATCACAAAGGGGTATTGCAGATTTCAAGGTTGTTTGCGACAACACAAACAATACTGCTGAAGTGATTGATAAGAATCAGTTCGTTGCAGACATCTATATCAAGCCATTGAAGTCCATCAACTTCATTCAGTTGAACTTCATTGCAGTGAGAAGCGACTTTAACCTCACCACCATCGAATAAATAAGCCTATAGGGAGCATCAAGAATGAACATCAAGAACTTTGCCAATGCAATGCAGGGAGCGGGAGTCAAGCCTTCTCTCTTCGAAGTTCAGGGTAGAATCGGTGGAACGGAAAGCCCACTCACTCCGTTCCTTGTCAAGTCCGCATCATTGCCAGGTACTGCGTTAGGAACCATCGAAATTCCATTCCGTGGAAGAAGAATCAAGGTACCTGGCGACCGCGTCTTCGGTGATTGGACAATCACACTCATCAATGATAATAAGTTCCAACTTCGTAATCTTTTTGAACTTTGGGTCAACAGCATTCAGTCGATGCAGACAAATGTTGCTACCAACGAGTTCATCAACTTCGCTGGTCCAGTCTTCACAGATTGGACTGTAAATCAGTTGGATCGTGCAGGAAAGCCAATCAAGGCATATACTTTGGTTGGATGCTTCCCAACTGACATCTCTCCAATCGATCTTTCATATGAAGCAACAGATCAGATTGAAGAGTTCAGCGTCACTCTTGCATACTCTTACTTCACATCTAATGTCGGAACGCCAGACGCACAACCGCTACCTGGCTTGAACAACTTCACCCCAGGTGGTTAATCTTTAGTATTTGGAGATCGTGAATGGCTTTTGAACTTTTTGGATGGAGCCTGGGTAGATCAGGCGATAGGACAGCCCCGAAACTTGAGCAGGAAGAGATTAAGGCAAATGCATCATTTGCCCCTCCTGATCTTGAGGACGGGGCTATGCCTATTTCGTCTGGTGTATACTTTAGTTCCTACATGGATTTCGATGGGGGAATCAAGTCAACAGCCGACATGATTCGCAAGTACAGGGAAATGGCCCTGTATCCTGAAGTTGAAATGGCAATCGATGACATCTGCAACGAAGCAATCGTCTACGATGACACAAAGAGGCCAGTCGAGATCGTTGTTGATGACAGGAAACTTTCTCCAAAGATTAAGGCAAAGATCCAAGAAGAGTTTGATGAGATCCTTCGTCTGCTGAAGTTTCAAGATAAAGGATACGAAATCTTTCGAAAGTGGTACATTGACGGAAGACTCTATTATCACAAGATCATAGACAAGGAAAACCCAAAGAAGGGTCTTGTCGAACTTCGTCCAATCGAATCAACCCACATCAGGAAGGTTCGAAATGTTCAGAAGAAGAAGGACAAGGCAACCAATGCTGATCTTGTCACAAAGGTTGACGAGTTCTTTGTCTACAGCGAGCGCGAGGAAACATCCACAACCACTGCGGCATTCACTCCCGCCACACCAACCAAGGGTGTGAAGATTGCCACAGATTCGATCTGTTACACACACAGCGGTTTGTTTGATTCAGGTAAGAAGCGCGTCCTATCCTATGTTCACAAGGCACTCAAGCCACTCAATCAGTTGAAGATGGTCGAGGATGCCGTTGTGATCTATCGGTTGTCTCGCGCTCCAGAGCGAAGAGTTTTCTACATCGATGTCGGCAATCTTCCAAAGAACAAGGCCGAGCAGTATCTCAAGGACATCATGAACCGCTATCGCAATAAGTTGGTTTATGATGCATCGACTGGAGAACTCAAGGACGAGCGTAGGCACATGACAATGCTTGAGGACTTTTGGATGCCTCGCCGCGAAGGTGGCAAGGGAACCGAAGTCTCAACGCTACCAGGTGGACAGAATCTTGGACAGATGGACGATGTCCTGTACTTTCAGAAGAAACTATACAAGTCATTGAATGTTCCCACATCAAGACTTGAGACTGATCAGAACGGCTTCAATATGGGCCGTCAGGCAGAAATCACCCGCGACGAACTCAAGTTCTTCAGATTCATCGAAAGACTTCGCAAGAAGTTCGGTGAACTATTCATGGACATCATGAAGACTCAGTTGCTTCTCAAAGGAGTCATCACGAAGGAAGATTGGGAATACATTCAGCCCATGATTCGCTTCGACTTCCGCAAGGATTCATACTTCACGGAAGCAAAGGAGAACGAGATCCTAACAAACAGACTGAATCTCGTCAATAGTGCAGATCCATATCTCGGCAAGTACTTCTCTAAGGCTTATGTTCAGAAGCATATTCTGCGTCTTTCTGAGGAAGAAATCGCGGATATCACGCAGGAAGTCGAGCAAGAGAAGCAAGAGAATCCCGATACTGCCATTCCAACGCAGATAGCGACCCAAGTCACCACTCAGCAGATGACTGGTGATATACAGATGCAGCAGCAGTTGCAACAGCAACAGGCTCAAATGCAGATGCAAGCACAAATGCCACAGCCCCAAGAACAACCAAACTCCAAGAAATAATAGATAATCAAATCAGGAGATAATAAAATGTCCGATTCAAGAGAACTCATCAGGGCAATCATGGACGAAGATTTCGTCTCTGCCAAAGAAATCACAAATGGCCTTCTTTTCTCCACCGTTGCCGATCACATTGATGATGTAAAGGCTGAAGTTGGAATGAACCTTTTCGATGAACTTGAGGAAGGTAAGGATTATGATAAGGACGGCACGATTGAATCTCCAAAGGATGAAGTCCTTGGTTCACGCATCAATGCCGCAGTCAAGTCTGGTAAACTCTCACCACAACAGGCAGCAAAGACCAAGAACAAGGGCATGTACCGCTAAGGATTTTCTATGCTACTAATCACAGAACACAACGAAACAAACATTCAGACCATTGCTGAAGATGCTGGCAACGGAAAGAAGAACTACTACATTCGTGGTGTGTTCATGGAATCCGAGCAGATTAACAAGAATGGTCGAATCTACCCACAATCCATCATGGAGCGTGAGGTTGGTAAGTACAACGACAACTACATCAAGAGCAGCCGTTCGCTTGGCGAACTAGGCCACCCACAGGGACCAAGCCTAAACCTCGACAGAGTTTCCCATATCATCAAGGAGATGAATATGGATGGAACTGTCGTTTATGGAAAGGCAAAGATTCTTGATACACCATTCGGAAACATTGTTAAGAACCTCATTGATGAGGGTGTGCGCCTTGGCGTTTCATCCCGTGGAATGGGTTCTTTAAAGCAAGTAAACGGCGTGAACGAGGTTCAGGACGATTTTAGTCTTGCAACAGTAGACATCGTTGCAGATCCATCAGCCCCAAATGCCTTTGTCAATGGCATCATGGAAGGCAAGGAGTGGGTCTGGAACAATGGTATTCTTCAGGAGAAGGCTATTGCCTCATACAAGAAGACCATCACAAAAGCCAGTTCACGCGAACTAGAAGAAGCAAAGTTGGAAGTCTTCAAGGACTTCTTATCAAAACTCTGATTTTTATACATAAGGGAAGATAAAGGAGATTTCTAATGCCTCAGCCAGAAGAGTTCTACGAAGAAGAAGAGATCCTTGAAGACATTGACAACGATGTTGATGAGGACGATACCATCGATGATGAAGAGCCAACCGACGATGAACTCGTTGAAGATGGCGAAGAAGAATTTGATGAAGACGACTTCATCGATGAAGACGAAGAAGACGAGGACGAGGAAGATGTCTCTGAGGAGTACGAGGTGGTTGCAACAAGCGACACCAATACTGACTTCGGCGGTGGCAAGACCAAGAGGTTCCCCGAGCCAGAAGACAAGTCTGCTCAGAACAAGGCAACCATTGCCTCCAAGGTTCCATTCAAGGGCAAGGCAAAGATTCCAGATCGTTCGGACTTCACCATGCAGGAGCATATCGGTGCAATGTTCGAAGGCGAGGATCTCTCCGAAGACTTCAAGAACAAGGCGATTGCAGTATTTGAGGCAGCAATCAACGAGCGTTACGACGCAATCGTTACTCGCCTTGAAGAGGCATATGAGCAGACTATCGCTGAGAACACCGAGAAGATTCTTGATGAACTCTCAAGCCGCGTCAATGACTATATCTCCTACATCGCTGAAGAATGGGTCGAAGAAAATCGTCTCGTTCTTGAAAGCGGTATCAAGGTAGAGATCGCAGAGAACTTCCTCAACGGCATGAAGGGTATCTTCGAAGAGAACTTCATTCAGGTTCCTGAAGAGAAGGTTGATCTCATGGATGAACTCTCCGATGAGAACGAAGAACTCCGCGACGAAGTAAACAATCAAGTCAACGAGAACATGGAACTCCGTAAGGAAATCCTTGCTCTCCGCTGCGACGATATCTTTGAATCATATTGCGACGGTCTTGCAGACACCCAAGTTGAGAAACTCCGCACTCTCGCAGAGGGTATTGAGTTCGACTCAGAGGATATGTTTGAAGACAAGTTGGCAGTCCTCAAGGAATCATACTTCGGCAATGCTCGTCGCGTAAAGGCACCAGCACCTGTCACCGAGAATCTTATTGAGGAAGTAGTCCTCGACTCAGGCGACGAGGAGCAGGAACTCGCAGAAGAAACAGCACCAATCAATCCAATCATGCAGCACTACACATCTGCATTGTCACGCAAAGGTCTAAAGAACAGGTAATCCCTGTCAAATCAAGGAGAATAGAAATGGGTACTTTCACACTAGTCGAACAACTTGAGCGCAAGTGGGAGCCAGTTATGGAACATAACAGCCTCTCGCCAATCAAGGACAACTACCGCCGTGCAGTCACGGCAATCCTCTTGGAGAACCAAGAGCAAGCACTTCGCGAAGCAGCAGCACCAGCAAGTGCAATCGGAGCAGCGGGTCTTGATTATGCAACTGGATCTGGTCTTGCAGGATATGATCCAATCCTCATCTCGCTCGTTCGCCGCGCAATGCCAAACCTCATGGCATACGATGTTGCATCAGTTCAGCCAATGACCTCGCCAACTGGACTCATCTTCGCAATGAAGTCCACTTATGTCAACCGCAGTGGATCAGAAGCCCTCTTCAATGAAGCATTCACTAAGTTCTCGGGTGTTTCGGGATCTGCTTCGTCTGCTGGTGGCGGCACTGCCGAATCAACATTTGTTGGTGATCCACTTTATGGTATTCTCGGAACCACTGGTTCTGCCATTTCGGGTGCCTCTGGTTGGGAACCATCTAGCGGAATGTCCCGCGAACTCGGTGAAGGTCTTGGTGAAGGTGGAGCAAATGGCGACTTCAACACCATGGCATTCACGATTGATCGTGCATCATCAACCGCGAAGTCGTTCGTTCGATCTACACCACAGCCAAACTCGGCGCACAGCACAGCGATCTTTTCTACAAGACCTCTGGAAGCACTTACTCGTTCGTTCCAGGCGCATCAAATCCATCTCAAAGCACTGGTCTTGCTGCTCCAGGTGGTGTCTATGACCTAATCCGCGACTCAGACGGTCGTTGGTCTGCTGAGAAGTTCCGCGGCCTCATGTTCCAAATTGAGCGCGAAGCCAATGTGATCGCTAAGGATACCCGCCGTGGTAAGGGCAACTTCATCATCTGCTCTGCGGATGTTGCATCAGCCCTCGCAATGGGTGGATTCCTTAACATCAGCCCAGCACTCAATGTTAACCTTGATGTTGATGACACGGGCAACACCTTCGTCGGTGTTCTCAATGGTAAGATCAAGGTCTATGTTGATCCTTACTCCTCAGTTGGTATCAGCGCAAACGCTCGCGACTTCGTCTGCGTCGGATACAAGGGAACCTCGCCATATGATGCAGGACTCTTCTACTGCCCATACATCCCACTACAGATGGTTCGTGCAATCAACGATGCGACCTTCCAGCCAAAGATTGGTTTCAAGACCCGTTACGGCATGGCAGTCAATCCATTCGTCAACACAACCAATGTTGCAGTTTCTAGCAACTATCGCGCAAATCAGTACTACCGCATCTTCCGCGTGGACAACCTCCATGGCGTTCAGGGTGTAGTTTCACAGTCCTGATAGTTGACTGAAAATAATCAGTAGAGGTCGGGGGGAGAAATCCCCCCGATTTCTTTTTTAAGGATACATATAGGCATGAGCGACGAATACGATTCATCATTGATAAATGCCGCTGCCATAAACGAAGAAGGCACTAGTTACAATGCACTTCTTCGTCAGCCGACAAATGTAAATGCATATCAGAATACAAACTTTAAGTTGTCTTTCACAAGACTCCCAAATGTCACCTTCTGGTGTACATCGGTAAATATACCATCAATTTCGGTTGGTGAGATAAGCATACCGAATAGACTGCTAACACATCATGTGCCTGGGTCATCTGTTCAGTTTGATCAGTTGCGAGTCACATTTGAAGTTGATGAAGATTTTGCGAACTGGTATGAGGTATATCGATGGATGAAAGGCATTGTCCCTTTCGAAGATTTTGAATCTATTCTTGCAAATGAGAACAACTATTATTCAGATGCCACAGTACACATGCTGAATAGTGCAAAGAATCCTAATAAGAGATTTGTTTTCAAGCAAGTATTTCCTGTCAGTATAGATGGATTTGATCTAAATGTTGCCCTAAACGAACCAGAGCCAGTACAAGTCAGCGCAACATTCACATTCCATTCATTTGAACTTGAAGATGTGACTTGACTTGATTTGATTTTGTGATATTCTTTAACCATGGATATAGAAACAATCAAGAAGATGGTCGCAGAGGACATGGAGATTGATGACCTCAATCTCGACCTTGAATCTCTCAAGACACCACAACTACACAGCAAGTATCTGAACATACTGCACGATGAGTCTCTTGTTCTACACAAGGCCACGATTGAGCAGAAGGAACTTCGTAGACTCAAGTGGGAATATTACCTTGGCAAGTTGGATCAAGAGACGCTTGATGAAAAGGGATGGCAACCTTTTGGCCTGAAGATCCTCAGAACAGACATCGATGTTTACCTTGAATCTGACAAGGATCTACTAAGGTTGGAAGCCCGTGTATACTACCTCAAGGAAAAGGTGAAGTACATCGAATCCGTATTACAATCCATTGGTCGCCGTGGTTGGGACATCAAGTCTGCAATAGAATGGAAGAAGTTCATGAGTGGATCATGAAGATAGTAACCGAAGGCATTCACAGAGTCTATCTCAGACAAGCCTACATTCATGCTCAGGCTCGTAGCGAAGACACAAACACACAGGTTGGTGCCTTGATTGTATTTCCTTCATCGGGAATCATAGCAGCAGATGTAAACCGCTACCCATCCATACGACAACCAAACGAACAACCGAAATACGATTACATCGAACACGCTGAGAGATCTGTGATATACAGGTGTGTTTCCAAGGGTCTTACAACCCTCAATACGCACATGTATTGCCCATTCATCAGTTGTCCCGATTGTGCGAGGGCAATCGTTCTATCTGGCATAAAGAGGGTGGTTGGACACAAGACTCTATGGGACATCATCCCCGACAGGTGGAAAACAAAGTGCGATATCGGAGTGTCAATCCTTGAGTCTGCGGGGGTAGAAGTCCTGCTCTATGAGGGAAAAGTCCTAAACGAAGGAGAGTTTAAGATTCATTTTGATGGGAGAGATATAGAACCATAAATATCTGCATGGATACATTGGTTCTGGAAGATGTTGATTCAGTATTCATCCGTGTGCGTTGTGAACGCGGCACCGCAAAGGAGTTGAGCGATTGCTTCTCCTTCAAGGTTCCAAACCACAAGTACATGTCGCGTTTCCGCAAGTCGCGGTGGAGTGGCGACATCAAACTCTACAACATAGGCAAGGCAACGATCTACAGAGGTCTGAAGAACTATGTCACAAAGTTCGCCTGTGATCGTGGTTATCATGTGGAGAGCAGTCTTTCACAGAATCAATCCATTCCTCTAGACAACGAGGGCTTGGATGATCTCTTCAACAGATGCGTAGGCAAGGCATCTGGAATACCTTCATTACACGACCATCAGCGGGAAGCCATCATCAAGGCTACCGAGGCATCAAGGCTTCTGCTCGTCTCTCCGACAGGCAGTGGCAAATCCATGATCATCTACCTTCTGCTCAGGCATTTACTTGAAAATGTCGATGGCAAGATTCTCATAGTTGTTCCAACCATAGGTCTTGTTACACAGATGGCAAGTGATTTCGAAGCCTATGCCAAGGGAACGGATTGGAAAGTTTCAAAGAACTGCCACCCGATTTATGCGGGACAAGACAAAGAAACAAACAAACGAGTTGTCATCACCACATGGCAATCAGTGTTCAAGCAACCACGCGCTTACTTCGACCAGTTCAAGGTTGTTTTCGGTGATGAATGCCATATGTTCAAGGCAAAGTCTCTCACTGGCATCATGGAAAAATTGACTGATTGCAACTATAGGATTGGCACCACGGGAACACTTGATGGAATGCAATGCCACAAGTTGATCATCGAAGGTCTGTTCGGACCTTCCTATCATGTCACAACCACGAAGAAACTCATCGACAAGAACATACTTTCGCATCTGAAAATCGACACAATACTACTTCAATACGGAGAAGACGAAAGACGCGCTGTCAGCAAGTATAACTATAGTGACGAGATGTTGTGGCTTATCCACAACGACAAGAGAAACAGATTCATAGTAGATCTTGCAGACAAACTAAAGGGAAATACTTTGATTCTGTTTCAGTTTGTTGAGAAGCATGGAAAGTATCTCAATCATCTTGCAGAAAAGACGGGAAGAAAGACCTTCTTCGTGCATGGCGGAACGGAAGCGGAGGACAGAGAGAAAGTATCTCAATCAAGAGGCTACACAACATCATATTTGCATCACCTAGCAAGTCAAGGATTCGGGTGCTGCAATCGATAGGAAGACAACTGCGAGTATCTGAACACAAGGAATACGCGAAACTATACGATATTGGGGATGATTTATCATGGAAGAGCAAAAAGAATCACACGCTTCGTCACTTTGCGGAACGAATAAAGATCTATCGATCAGAAAACTTCGACTTCAGACCAGTGTTACTAAAGATGGAGAATCTACCATGAATCAATACATCTTGATTAAGTTGAGATCGGGTGAGGAGATAGTAGCCAGCATCCTCTCCAAGAATCGAAATGGCATCAAGGTGTCTAGACCGATGCTTATTCGACAGGTTCCATTCATGGATCCATCAAGTGGTGCATTGAAGGCAGCGTCTGTCATGGAAAATTGGATTGGTAGGACAAATGAAAACGAAGTCACCATTCCTAATAGTTGGGTTGGAATAAAGATGACTCCTGCCCAAGAAATAGTAGATGCTTATGAAAAGTATAAAAACCGCGAGGACAATCCATCCCTACCTCCCATCAAGGAAGAAGCAAAGACCATCAGAGAAGAAGTCGATGAAGCAAAGAAGAAAGAACTAGCAGAAATGGAAGGAGAGATGAGTCGTTTGTTAAAGGAAATGGCCGCTGATGCTGGTATTTCTCCAATGATAAACAGCATGGCCGATTTCGATTCAATGATGCAGTCAAAACTTGACCCAAAAGATCCAGAGAAGGAAATGGTTGTTGTGAACTTTATGATCCCTGCAAAGATCTTCAAGAACCTAATGGAAGAAGGTCTGATCGAAGATATGATGACTGCTGGTATGCATGACATCGATGATGACGATGATTTGGAAGATGATGTCGATCCGAGCCTACCCAAGAAGCCCAAGGATGACCATGAAACCATCAAGGATACTGGAGACGAGAAGTGGGGCAACAGTCTCAAGGACTGGAGTCCAGATCCCAATGATTACCTGTAAGTAATCTGTAAGTACATTTCTTGATTAAACACGACACAGTCAAGTTACCATTCTCGTTTTCATCTGTCAAGACCCTTTCAAATAAATCTAAATCAAGGCACTTGTCTTTGACGATAACTGGTGTATGATTACTACACTATGAAAGGGATACTACATGAACGAAGAAGGTCACTATGTTGATAATAAAGTTTTCTATCAAGAGATGATAAAGTGGAAGCGGGAGTGCAATAAGGCAAAGAGGAAGAAGGAACCTCAGCCTCCTGTGACTGACTATATCGGAAGATGCTTTCTGGCTATTGCTGAAAGACTCTCATATAGACCAAACTTCATCAACTATCCATATCGCGAGGAAATGGTCGGGGACGGCATTGAGAACTGCCTGATGTATGCTGCCAACTTCAATCCAAAGAAGTCAAAGAATCCATTCTCATATTTCACACAGATAATCTACTATGCCTTCGTTCGTAGGATACAGAAAGAAAAGAAGCAGAACTATATCAAATATAAGAGTATAGAGATAGCACAAGTCAACGGGAAGATTCCGAACTGGCTGAAGAACATGTGCTATGACGAAAACAAGGTCGAAGAGTTCTTCAAGTCATTGGCATTGTCTGAGACTGATCTCAAGAACTTTGAGGTTACGAAGAAGGAACCCAAGAAGAGCAAGAAATGAAGATTGCAATAATCACCGATACACATTTCGGGGTGAAAAACGACTCACCGATTTTCCTTGAGGCATATCTTTCATATTTCGAAGAACAGGTGTTTCCGTATCTACTGAAGCACAACATCAAGACAGTCATCCATACGGGAGATGTCCTTGATCGCAGAAAGTACATAAACTTCAATACTCTTTACAATGTCCGCAGAAGATTCACGGAGTGGTTCAGAAAGAACGACATAGATGTTCATTGTGTCATCGGGAACCATGATTGCTATTGGAAAAACACCAATGAGGTCAACTCTGTTGTCGAGATATTCGGTGATGCCTTCCATGTCTATGAGAAGCCAAGCGATGTCATGATTGGCGGAATGATCTGTGGATTTGTTCCGTGGATATCCAAGGACAATGCACAGGTTGTTCAGGAATATCTTGCAAAGAGCAATGCTGATGTCCTTTTTGGTCACTTTGAACTTACGGGATATGAGGTTGTTCGTGGAGTTAAGCACGAAGGTGGCTTGAATCCAATCGCCCTATCCCGCTTCAAACAGGTCTATTCGGGTCACTTCCATTGCAAGCAGCAGAATGGAAACATCCACTATCTCGGAACAGCCTATGAGATGTTCTATTCAGAGGCAACCGAGACAAAGGGATTTAAAGGTTGTAGTTACCTCCAAGAAGAACACTGCCAAGTTCGATATGTTCTGCGACAAGTTGTTTGATGCTGGTGTGTACGACCTACAGATTGTTGAAAAACTTGAGGAAGAAGCCGCCACGGAAGAGGAATATGTCTCTGAAAAGGAACTTTCCAAGAACACCGTGGAACTGATAGATGGCTATATTGATGAACTAAAAATCGACAGCGGAACTGCCCTGAAATCCCTCATGCGTGAACTTTATGCTGAAAGTTTGTCTCTGTAGTTTTCCTAAATATTGGGAACTAGGAGACATGCATGGGAAAGGTTCTTACATTTGAGGATTTGAGAAATTGGTTCAGCCCATCTCACCCCGAGGGTGGTTGGAAGAGGATCAATGCCAAAGGTGAGGCCATCGGTCCCTGTGCAAGGGAGACTGGTGAACCCAAGCCAAAGTGCATGTCTAACGAAAAGCGAGCGATGCTCTCCAAGAAAAAGAGAGCCGCCGCTGTTCGCGTTAAGAGAAAGCACGATCCAAATCCTGAAAGAAAGGGTGAACCCATCATGGTGTCCAACTTCGGCAAAGGCAAGATAAATGAGAAAAATGAGCCAACAAATAAGGAACTTTGGAGCAAGATTCAAAGCCTTGTGTCTGGTAAAGTTGCAAGTATAGAATACAACGGTAAGACCGTTGATGGACCGAACAACGGAAAGGGTTTTCGGGTACACCCATCGGCCTATAGTAATGGCTGGGCGTCTGCAAAGTATAAGGAACTTGGTGGTGATTGGAAGACTATCAAAGAAGGCAGATACAATCTTAATGCGTTTATTGATAGGCAGGAAATACTTTCAGCACTGTCTTCATTCAATGATGTTATTTCAAGGGATGGGCCTGTCATCTTGGAGAAGTACATCGTACAGGGAAATCTCAAGACGGGAGTTGGTGCAAGCAGCATTCGTTCACACGCCAAGAAGTATGGAGCAAAAGTCAAATCAAATGACGAGACAACCGAGTTTGTATTTGATGATGAAGGTTCAGCAGATTCATTCCTAAAGGCTCTAACGGGCAAGGGCATGAACGAGGCTAATGAGTGCGAGGGACGAGCCACTGGTAAGCCTTGGAGAACACCTGGTGAGCGTAAGAAGTTCGCTGTGTGCGTTGACAACAAGATCGTTAGATTCGGTGATCCTGGTCTTTCGATCAAGCGTGATCAACCAGGTCGTTTGAAGAACTTCCGCGCTCGACATGGCTGTGACAAAGGTGGTCTTTCGCGAGATACGCCAAAGTACTGGTCGTGTCAGATGTGGCGCAAGGACAAGAGCGTTACTGACCTCACGAAGGGGGACTAATGGCACTTGTTGATCAGGATTTTATTGTTGAGCAAGGTTCAACCTTTGTGTTACAGTTTGATCTCAGAAATGATGATAACAGTACACTAACAACCACCACGACAAATCAATATACAGCCACCTCATCTGCCGCTAATATTTCATTGCGAATGAAGGTAAAGAAGAGCAAGTATGGGACAGCGGCAGCAGTTCTTGGTATAACTGCAAACAGTGTTTTGCAAGCAAATACAGAATCAACTGAAGGCAATACCATAGATGGGTTCTATTTTGATGCTGAAAATCAAGGTAGAGTGAAGTTCATTATATCATCCACGACAACTGCTGCATTGAAGCATGGAAAATATTTCTATGACATAGAAGTTGTAGATACAAAGACAAGTGGTGGAGTTGAAGTTACAAAAGCATTAAGCGGAAGATTAGATGTTCAAGCGGAGGTAACTAACTGATGCCAGCACTAAACAACGATCTTTCACTTGAGCAAGGTTCTACTTTCGTTCTTGAATTTCAAGTTTTTACAGATGATCTTCAGCCATTGTCTATATTAAACTCATCTATAAATGAGTTCGGTACACTTGTCTACTCATTAGATGATTACAGAGCAAGAATGAAGATCAAGAAGTCTAAGTACAGAGATCCCGTTTTATTCACACTTGGAAGCACAGCCACTCAAGTATTTCAGCCTGGAAGCACACAGGGCTTTGTACAGGATGGGATATTTTTCCTTGGTGGTAATACGGGTTTCATGCGTATGGTGATAAGTTCGGATACAACAACGACTTTTAAGGCTGGTCGTTATTTTTATGATGTTGAACTTGTACAGTTGGTTGATGGTGGAGAGATAGTCAGCAAGTTGATGGCGGGTAAGTTTGAGATTGAAGCGGAGTCAACTACATGAGAATAACTAATATACGGGTATTGAACAACTACAAGGTAAAGTTGATAAACGCAAAGTTTTCTGGCGTTAATCCTTTTGAGTCCGCATTCAACGATCAAGGCACAAGACCACCAAGTGATTTTCCCACGATTATAACAACTCCACCAGATCCAGAGTTTCAGGAAAAGTTTAATCGTGTATTCAATTATTTGATCAATAGATACGAGCCAGGTTGGTCTGCTGCTACTGCTGATTTAGGTAAAGCAGCAACCATGGAATTGCTTGGAATATCTGCTCCTGTCAACCCGCTAATACTGGGTGGAACTGTTGAGGCATCGTTCAACTATACTACAAATGGTGATGATGGTTGGTTTGATATATTGACTCACCCAAGGGATTTTGCATCTGCTGTTAGAACTGCATACAAAAAGTTTGATAGAGCAAGAAGTCCACAGAGAGCGTCGAATAAATTTGTTCAGTATAATTTGAATGGAATATATGCACAGGATTTCTTGTTTGATGGTGGCAACGCTTTCTTTGGTTATCATCCAAAGTTTGATTGGTATCCTGGCAACTCTCTCCCGTCGCAACTATACATGGGCTTAAGTGCAAACTATGACAACTGTATTCGTCGTTCTGTAATCCATAGTCCATACGGAAACTTTTCCAGTCCGATGAATTCACTCGTTGGCAACTGGAGAAGATATCCTTGGTTGTCCGACAGATATACGGCTGAATCATTTCAGTTTGACATGTATTTGCTATTACGGGAAAACACAACAGTTAGCGATCTGTTGAATGTAGATGTGTTTGGTGGAAGATCAGCAGAACTTGGTGTTATTGTGAATGGTGTTACTGATGCAAACTTGAATACAGCGTATAGCGGACTCTGTTTTCCTGCTGGTTTAGTATCGCGAGTTAGATTTAATGATTACGGAAGAACTGGTGGTGGATACTCTGCTGATCAAGTGCTGGTTGGTTCTCCGTGGATTCGATATCCCGAAGCACTGACTTATTCAACTTGGTGGGGGCAAGTAAACGAAAGAGCGGGACTTTGCTTTGCTTATGAAACTCTGATTCTATTCAATGGAATGACTTTTCCCGATAGTCCACAAGACTTGACGGAACTTACTTTCAAACCTCCGATGACTGATGTTGTTGGCATCTCCTATGGTTACGGCAACAGACTTCTCCAATCCTTGAATGATTTGTCCGCAGCATGGGGAAACTCAATGGAGTTCATCGCTTATCTTGGATGCCTTCCATATGGAACTGGCTTTGAGATGCGTATTCCTTTTGGTCTTTACAAAGATCCAACAGTAGAAGGAAATAAAGATTACTTCAAGTGGAGACTTGATGCATCAGTATCACATTGGAAGGAAAAATTCAAGTCACCAAATGATGGATTTGCACATGTCATCATGGATGCAAGTGCAGTTATAGAAAGAACATTCCATCAATGGCAAGCACCTGGTTATACCTTGTGGACAAACATCGCAAGTTCTGGTGCAAGTTATGTCGAGAATATTCCAGTAGAATGGGCAAGGGATCAATACAACTATACATTCGGTGACTCTGGTCCAGATGCAACTGGTGGTGTTGTTCTTGGTGTTGAGCGATTTGCTCAATACATGTTCAAGGATGATGTTGGGCTAATTGATCCAACGCGAAATGATCAGAGAAGATTCAATGGAGACACAAATCCAAGACACTGGTGTTTGGATAGCGACAAAGCCAACGACTTGTTTACATCAGGTCATGACATGTTGCTTGGACAGAGAAAATGGGGTCTTACCTATTCTAATTCGATTTGGGGTATGGGTATCTGTGGAACAAGTGAACTTGGCGAGATAATGGCAGTATGCACACCAGAAGATTCCTCTGATAGCAACAAATCAGTGATGAGTGCGTATCCATTCTTTTACAATGTTTTCACAGAGGTGGAAAACAACGGTGATATCTCATGGAAAGGTGTAACTGGAACAATATTTAATGGAGATTTCGAACAACAAGTACCATGGATAAACGACAGACGATTTAGATTGTTCTATTTGTATCCAACCATGTTGGCACTCAACATGAGTATAGTTGATTACTTCCATGATGGCGTTGGTTATTACAATCATCTCAATAAGTCTGGATGGTTTGACAAGACACTAAACAATAAGTTTAGACCAAATATGGAAATGATTGGAAATGCGGCAGTTGTTTCAAACTTCCCATTTCCAAATAGAAAGACACCAACAAAACCACCACAGAATTTCTGGACTGGGTTTGCGAGGACATCCGAGTTTGAGTTGCTGTATGCTTGCATGAAAGGTGGGATTACAACTGGTCTTGATTCGTTGTACTTCAACGAACTACATGAAGAACTTGTAAACGGATTGATTGATCCTCCCGACACTTCAAGAACTGGATTCTTTAGAGCATTGGATTTTGCGGTATGGGGAGTTTCGTGGACACCAGCAGCAACAGACCTGGTGTAGATTTGAACTATTTCAGATATAGAGATGGACCAGGTTCAACTGCGGGAATGACATTTACTTCAGACACATATTCGGACATTTTTGGCGCACATAAGAGATTGGCTGCTCAGATACCATATGAAAGAAGAATGCTTAAACCACAGTACTGGCTTCTTGTTGGACCTCCTGGATTCCATCGTGAACCACACTATTACTTTAAGAAACTTACAGATGGAACGACATACACTGGTGTCGCTGGTGGACTCACATTCCTAAGTACAGAGTTTGGCGGAACATGGGGTGCATTTACAGACACAAACCCAATCAGGTTCTTGACTCCATGGGCATATGAAAATAGATCTGTAGCAAAACAGTCATTCTTGAACTTCTTGAGTCAAGCCAAAAATGATGAAATGTTATTCAAATATCTTCACGATGATTCAGAAGCATGGGGAGATCAGTTTGCAGTTGCTGGTCCTTATTTGTCAAGAACAGATCTTGGAAGCACAGCAGCACTATTGAATTGGGCAAATGATCCAAACAATGGCTTCAAAGTTATACCAGATGCTCGTCAGACATATGCAATAGTGAACGATGCCAGATTCAATGGTATCACATCAAGCATTACAAATAGAACATTTGCTCAGGAGTTTAAGCATTGGTATGATGGATTGACCTATATGGATCCAAATGGATTTGCTGGTGCTTGTGGAGCAAGTGCCGAAGCATTATTGTCTTACTTCACGAATGTGGCAAGCAGACAAGACTTCAAAAATGCATATCAAAGTGATGAAACTAGACAAACTGCATTTGCTTGGTCTACAGCACTTTATGTGTTTACACAAGGTGATTTGAAATCAAAGATAATAGGAGATTCATTGAGAGAAACTCCTGGATTTCAGAACACTATAGTGACTTCATCTGAAGTACATGAAATGACACCAGCAGAAGCAAGATATGGTGTTGACCCAGGTGGATTGTCTAGGGTAGCAATAAAACTTCCTGGCTATGGACATTCACATCACTTGTATGCTGAAATGGCAGATTATCTCATAAGAGATTATGGATATCCTCCATCTGTGTCATCTGATGAATCTATTAGGTTTGGAAAAAGATTTGGATTTCACCCTGTATCAGAGGGAGGAATAACATTTGGAAATAAGGCATATCAAGGATTGATACACAATCAAAAGAAAGTAAGAGCAATTCTGAGATCAAGGCCACAGGCACCATCAGAGGGATTGAATTTCCTTATAATTTCTGGTCCACATAATGTCTTCAACAATTCTGTTGGATTCACGGGACCACTTTCTGAAGAATACTATAAAGAAGATATTTTCCACAGTTGTCTTGCTGGAACAAATCAGTTTATCGTATTCAATACAAGAGACCCTGCTGGTAAAGATCTAAGTAGAGTAAATTCTGCACTTGTAGAATGGAGAGAAATAAGTGGAAATAAGGTTGCTGCTCCTTGTGACTCTACTGGTTCTACCTCGGGTCTTGTGGACAGAATCGATCTGCATCAGGCTGGTACAAATATACTTGTAAGTGGTGCATATACAAACGATCCAAATAAGAGACTATGGAGACTCACGGCACCAGCAGGAAAGAATGTGTTTGTAAAGCAAGGAACAAGTCAACCAAATCTTCCTGATACTATTGCAATTGCATCTGGTGAGAGAGGAGTTTGGTTGGAGGCTCCTGCATCCTATGGCGTTCCTGTATATCAAAGCCAGTTTAATGCAACTCCAGATTACTACACAATAAGTGTTTCTTCCATGAGCGGAGATGATGCCTCTGATGGTGTTTCGTCGCCAGTTCAAACAATAGGAAGAGCGTTGAATATTGCTGCATCCTATACTGGTACTTTGCCAATCATTATTGATATGATGCCTGGTGTTTACGAGTTGTTTGGGGAAACTGTGGAATTTAATTCTACTCACAGTGGCGAAGCGGACAAACCATTGACGATTCGTGCTACTCAACAAGATTCAGTAATAATCACTGGTGCAAAGACTCTAGATGTTGCTGGTGTGACCTTGATAAACAGTGCTGATCCTATGTACGAAAGGTTCAAGCCATCTGTTCGCGGAAGCATATACAAGGTCAACTTGAATGATGGAAATGGTTTCGGCATGATAGATGTCGGCGTTTTCGGAAACATAAGATATACACAGCCAATATATCCTATTGCTGGTGTTACTGTTGATGTCTATAACGGAAGAAGACTTGGCTTCAAAGACATACCAACACTTCCTGAAATATCATTCAATGGTGAACCACTCACACTAGCAAGATTCCCAAGCATAGCAACTGGAGCGGAATCATCGGAATTTAGTTTTGATTCAAGTGCAATAATCGAAAGCGTTATTGAATCTGGTTCTGGATCTGCCTTTACATCACCAGGATTTACTTTCGGGGTGTTTAGATATCCTTCTGGTGTGTGCTATGGAATAGACTATAGTGGAATAACAAGATGGTCTGATAGAGTTGGGCCAAACAGTGACATCTATGTTCATGGCTTCTGGCGATTTGATTGGAATGATGAAGCCTATAGAATCGATTCTATAAACACAGCAACAAGAAATATCACGGTTCGCTCGTCTGATTCGGCATATGGAATCGCTGGCGTTACATCATGTACATCATATGTTCCAGCAAATCCCTCACCAAGAAGATGGTTTGCTCTTAATGTCCCTGAAGAACTCGACACTGCTGGTGAGTATTACATCAGCAGAAACAGATTGAACTCTGGTTCTCTCACCTCTGGTCTATCAGATACTCTGTATTTTATACCTCCAGTTGGAATAACTTCTGGAACAAAGATTCGGGTGTCCTCTTCAAGAACATCTAGTGGTGTTGATTGGAGCGATGGAACACCTGAATATGATGCATCTAAGGTTATACAAACAAAGGATCCGAGTAACACGCGAGATACATTGGCATCTTTGTTCAAACTATACAGAAGTGACAATATTGTTATAGATGGTTTGATATTTGATACATGCTCTGGTTCTGCGGTTGAGATAAATCAGTGCAACAATGTAGTGGTGAAAAATTGCAAGATTCGGAATATGAGAAAAAATGGCGTTGTCATTCTTGATGGAACTACCGCCACGGTTGATAATTGCGATATAAGAAACATTGGACTCAAGGGAATAATTCTAACTGGTGGAAATAGACAAACACTATCGGGATCTGGCAATGTAGTAAGCAACTGTGTTATAAAGTCTTTCGGTAGACTTTCCAGTTCAAACGGTGCTGCAATTCAAATGTCTGGTGTCGGAAACATCATACAAAAGACATTGATTGCTGATGGAAATGGAAAGGGAATAGACTACTCTGGTAACAACAATATAATAGAGTCAAACAACTTCACAAATCTAAATTTCTACAACGATGACATGGGTGCTGTCTACAAGTATGCAGACCCATCTCATGTGGGAAATGTCATTCGTGGAAACTTCTTTAACAACATCGGATCCCGCTTGCCAGGTGGACCTTATTATGGAATATGCGGAGTTGATTCTCTACACAATGCTTGTGCAATATATTTCGATTACAGCGGTGGTGGCGACAACATCATAAGAAATGTGTTCTATCGATGCGGTAGCACAATGTCTGATGTTGACAACGCCATCTTCATCGGCGGAACAAACATCAAAATCAATAACAATATTTTCATAGAATGTACTAGACCATCAACATTTGTGAAATTCAATGAAGGAAACTGGAACAGTCTATGGAAAGCAAATGGACTCAAGTATTCCACATTTAACATTGATGGAGATGAGTGGCTTGAAAGGTCTAGTACAATTCCAACAACGGATCGTAGATATGGATATACTCCGTACTCGTACTATGAAACAAATTATGGTGAAGCCACCATGCAGCAAGGTAATAGCGATTATTTCGGTTTATACAACAAGGTTGACATCAGAAATTTGCCTTGGGTGAGTCAATATCCTCATCTAACCAGCATAATGTCTTTTGATGGAACAAACATTCAACTAAATCTATCTCAGATAAACAATCCATCTAATCTTGTGATAGCAAACAACAATGTTTGTATAGGTACGACAACGGGGGCAACATATGCTTTCTTTGAGAAGGTATATTCTGCAAGTGGAACTCTTTATGGTGGGTTTACTATTGGTGGTATAACTTTTGCAAGTGTGGCTGGAGGATCTGGATGGTTCTTAAATTATGGAAACAAAGACTTCAAACTTTCTTCATCTGGTCTACAGGCAATCAAGCAAAGCCTACCGCAGTTTGCAGACATAGCCTTTGAAAATATTCCGATCTACTCATAGTTGACACCACTCACTTATTAGGTTATGCTCTCGCCATGAACATCTTTGTAGTAAACAGCAATCCACGCAAGGCAGCACAAGACATGTGCGATAAGCATATTGTCAAGATGATTTTGGAAACAGCGCAGATGCTTTGTTCTGCACACCCAGAGGGGACTGCGACATACAAACCAACCCATAGAAAGCATCCATGCACTCTGTGGGCATCAGCAAGCATAGCCAACTACAATTGGCTGTGTCTGCATGGTCTTGCTCTATGTGACGAATACACAAAGAGATATGGCAAGATTCATAAGAGCGAAGACATCATTCGGTGGTGTCATGCCAACTACCCACCAAATATTCCAATCAAGG